TTTCAGGTAGCCTTATATATTTCGCGCCGTCGGGGGCTAGTCCTGACGGTATCTTTGCCAAACAGGCATTATCTACATTGTAAGGCTGGACTAGCTCTCTTTGATTAAGCTAATTCAAAGGGGCTTTTTTCATGTCTTATCAACTTCCTACCTATCCAAATATTACCGCAAGCATAGGCCGTCCGGAAGAAGGCTTGTTCTGTGAACTTACGGTTTCTTTAAATATAACGCCTGATCGGAGTTATATCCTCTTTGCCGAAATTATCAATCAAGATGAGCCGGCAGATCGCCTGCAAAAGCTTTTAGATATTTACGGACAATTTATTTTTGATTCCGTGGAACTTGAAGTTCCATTCTTTCGCAACGTTTCCCAATCTGAATTTGAACAAATCCTTCCACCCTTAGAAAAGGCTGCCTGAAATGGAGCGCATCGAGAACAGACTAGATCAAGTCAGCGGCCAAGGTGAGCGGCGGCAGGCTGCGGATCGGTTGGCGGCAGCGCGCCAGCGCGACGCCGAACGCTCCGCGGCTTATGCAGCGTTCGAGCAGCGCATGAAAGAGCGTTGGGGCGTAGATATTAAAGCTGCTCGATTAGCCCCCCACGCTAACAGGGGGTGAGTTACAAAAACAGCGGGCAGTGAGTGAAAAATATCGCCGCATCGTAATTCGCAAAGGCAAAGCCGTTGAAGAAATCTTTAGGCGTGGCATTAACGGCCATTTTGCCTTTATCGATCAATTAACGTTTGTTCTCGAAAAAGAAACCTTAAACAGATTATTTGACGCCCAAACCAACGAGCAAGAAGAAATCGTAGCCCGCATGTCTCTATTCCTTCATGAAATCTTTGGTTTCGGCGTGTCCCATGATCGTGAAAAGTCAGCTAATTTTTATAGTAGCAGTTACAACATCGGCAATCATGAAATTAGTTATGGTGTTTTGTGCATTGGTGGCGGTATTAACCCGTCTAATCAATCCAGTTTATGCGTAGAACTAACGGCGACTGGTCTAAATGCAGCAAAAGACGGCTGGGAACGGCGTTTGTATAACTTTACGCAAATGAAGGAAGTTCAAGGCTTTCGCTTTACTCGCGTTGATTTAGCCCATGATTTCATAAGCGGTGAATACAGCGTTAATGATGCTTTGACCGCTTATAAAAATGGCGCTTTTACTAATTCCATTACTAAGCCGAAATTAAGACTAGAAGGCGATGATTGGTACAACGAAACTAAACACGGCAGAACGCTTTATGTCGGTACTCGCCTATCTTCCCGCATGCTCCACTTTTATGAAAAAGGCAAACAGCTAGGCGATAGCGAAAGCCCTTGGGTTCGTTGTGAACTCGAATTAAGAAGCAATGATTTAGTTATTCCGCTAGATGTTGTCATTCATCCGGGCGATTACCTATCTGCACAATATCCCGAATTAAATCGTCTATTTGGTGAAAACGGCGTATTCGCCCAATCCCAGCCCAAGAAAATCGCCATCAAACAACGCATGGTTCAGGCAGGGATTGAGCATAGTATTAAATATTTGCGTATGCAGGGAAGCCGTGCCGTCAATATGCTGCTTGAACTCGGTAAGTCCACTGAAGAGATTATGCGCTTATTTGATCCTGAAGCTGGCGTTCCAAAAAGCGTTCATCCCGGGCAGCACTTTGCCCAGCTTTTAAAAATTGATTGTATTTCTGAAAAGTTTCTTAACCCCGTCTGCGGATATAGCGGCTAGATGCCCTATCCGGCACATCAGACGATTATTTAAAAGGAGTAGTAACCATGTTTGTACAAAAAGCAACCCTCATTGGCGCAAAACAATTCAAAGGCACGATTGAAGGCCGTGAATTTGATACCTGCAAAGTCCGTGTATTGATGGACGTGCCAAGCGAAGCCGAAAACGAATGCGGCTTAAACGTAACCGAACTTAATTACGGCAAAAGTAGCAATTATTTAGGTTTGCGTGAATATAAATTTCCTGTCGATTGTGAACTTGAATTGGAAATGGAACTTAAATCAGGCAAGCCACAATTAAACCTGAAAAACTTGAAAGTAAAAGCTCGCCCAGATCCTAAAGATAGTATCAAATAGGGGGATTTATGAAAGTCGTATTCGTTATTCAGGAATTAACGGAAGGCGCGTTTATAGGGGATGATGGTTTAGGCGGTATAGAATACGTCCGCAAATTAGATGAAGCCTTTAGATTTAAAAATCTAAATATTGCTTTAGAACATGCAAGAAATATAGATAGCAGTTTAAGAACTATCGCCATTTATTCTCTATATGAGCCTGTAATTTATTAAATAACTTAAGGGGCTTTCTGTCGTTGCCGGGCGGCCAGCGACATTAAACCTTTGAGAAGCCGCCCACCAATTTTTTTGGAAGCAGAAATGTTAACCGGTATTGCAAACATAATCGTTCCGCTGGTCAAACAGCAAGAATTAGTCGATATGCTGATTCAAAACATAGGGATGATATTAGCATTACTGCTTCTTTGTTTTGTTTTGAAGCATTAACGTTATCCGGTAAGTAACTGAAAAATCTTTCACGATCCATTAATTTTTCGAGAGGAGTAAAAATGCCATTTTATAGTTATGAAGAATTTGAAGAAGCCGTCGGAGAAATCGACGGTGCTGAAATGGTAGATGATTTCCATACTTGGGAAGAGCTTCAGGAAGAGTATCCGGATGGCGTATTTGACGAAGATGCCGAATTTATCCCGTTCTGACTGTTTTTAAGAAATTAACGCTATCCGGGCGGCGTTAATCAAGTCAATGCCCGATTTAAAAACTTGTTTTAAAGGAAAACATCATGTTGAAACATAAAGCAACAGCCCTGGCCGTTATGGCCTCCGCCTTCATCGCTACTAACGCTTCTGCTGGTGCGGTAGCCGATGCAGTAACCGCCGCTACTGGCGATTTCAAAGCTGACCTGGCTTCTGTTGGCGGTATTGCCGTAGGTCTCGGCCTGATCGGTATCGCCTTTATCGCCGGTATCCGTTTGATCAAACGCGCTGTCTAAAGAGTAAGGGCAGGCATCATGGAAGGCTATTTGGCAGGAGGTCAATGCTTCGGCTCTGTGCAGGAAGCGTCCGATTACAAAATGTCCCAAGTGGTGCCCGCCATTACCGCAGATGGGAGCCTAAAAACTCCCGTCTATCAAAACGGCAAATGGTATTACGGCTCGCAGGAAGTCAAGCTCACTTTCCCGCCGTGCGATCCGGCCGCCTACATTACAGATGGCGCCCTAGTCGCTTCAGTCGCCATATCAGTTGCCGCTTTCGCCTTTGTTATCCGTTGGACTATCCGCGTATTTCGTCACACTAATGAAAATCCCGAAAAATGAGCGATCTGAACAAAATTCAGCCACCGAAAAAAGGCATTGAAATGGTTAAGGGCGGGGGCTATCCCGCTAAAGCTGTTTCTACCAGTGTCCAGCAACATACCGCACCCATTCAAACTGATATGTATTTGATCGGTGCCCAAGTGGTTCAATGGGCATTGATTGGGCTGGCTTTCTATGCCGCTCTTCGTTTGTTTAGAAGCGCCATTATGGATGCTCTTGGCTTTAGAAAAAGCCGCCGCGAATTTAAAGAAGCAAATGCACTCAATGAAAACGGATTGGAAAACTTGGATCAAGATCCAATGAGTGAAGAAGAACAAGAAGCATATATTCCAAGTAGTGAGCCATTAGCTGAATATGAAGGTTTTGACGGAGAAGAACCGCCCGACAATATGCCGGATAGCCCTGAAGAAGATCCGGGTTTGCAATACGATTTAGAAAATGAGCGGTGGGAAATCAATGCCAGTGCCGCTTTGCAAGAAGGTCATGAATACGGTTCGGATGAGTTTTATAGCCGTATTGCGGAATTAGAGGAAGCGGATAGGTTGGCTGAAGAGTATGAACCTTCTGAATCTGATGATGAGCCACCGGAACACGATATGTCGCTAGATGATGAAGCTTTAGAAATAGCTGTTGCCGAATCAGATGATTGGGAGGCTGAGGCTAACTCCGGTGCGTTGGATGAGCGTGTGGAACGAATCAAACAGGAATTGCAACAGGAAAACCAATAATGCCACCTGAAATCTACTTTCTAGCCGGTTTTGCCGTGGTTATTCCCGCCATCATCATGTTTTTGTAAAACTGCGGCCAGTGTTTAAACTCAAAGGTAAACAACAATGATTTCACTGATTACAGGTCTGCCCGGCATGGGCAAAACCTCCCTCATGGTCTATATGCTGCTCAATCGCAAAGATTTGCAGAATAGGCCGGTCTATGTTGACGGCATTCCGGAATTACAGGTTAAACATGAAGAAGTACCCGAAGGCGAAAGTATGGAAACATGGCACCAATGGGCGCCGGATGGTTCGATACTCGTTATTGATGAAGCACAGCGGGTCTTTCGTCCGCGCCCCGCGGGGGCGAAAGTACCCGACTATGTACAGGCTCTTGAAACGCATCGCCATAAGGGTATTGATATCTTTGTACTCACGCAGCATCCGCGGTTGATTGACGTCCATCTAAGAAGCCTGATCGGGGAACATCGCAACATCAGCCGCACCATGCTCGGCCTGCGCCGTGTTTCCTACTGGCAGCGTTGCGCTAACCCGGAAGCCCGGGCAGATGTGGCCGAAGCCAAAAACAGCATATTCATGCCGAAAAAAAGCGTATTCGGTATGTACAAATCAGCCAGCGAACATACCAAGCTTAAAGGCTCGGTTAGCGCGTGGATCTACACCATCCCCGTTGTGATTGTCATAGTCGGCTATCTCATGTCCTACGTTTGGGCAAGCTATCAGCGCAAAATTCATCCTGAACAAGCTCAACCGCAACAGGTCGAGCAGTATCAACAGCAGCCGCAAAATTACCAGCAACAGGCAGGCGGCCAGTATCAGCCGGCCGGCAGCTATGCCGATCAATCAGCGGCCAATCAGCAGCCGCCTGATAACAACCTGAAGCCAGAAGATTGGAAGCCTGCCATAGATGGCCAGCCTTGGACTGCTCCCATCTATAACAACCATAACCGCAATATCCAAACCATGCCCTACCCTGTTGCCTGTGTGCAAACCGATACAAGCTGCACTTGTTACACAGAACAGGCCACACCCTTAGATCTGCCTGCCAAGCAATGTCAAAACTACGTTAAAAACGGCATATACAACCCCTATAAGGCACGGCAGGAAACCGCTGACAACGCACCGCAGGGCAGTTATAGCGGCGGCAGCGGGGCAAGTGTCCTGACCTTGGATAGTCCTGCTAAGGCTACCATGGCACATGCGGAAACCAGGGGGACTATGGGGCAGTAAGGCTACCTGAAA